CGCCGTGTGCGTCAAGCGCGTTTTCGATATACCTAACGTCATTCGTGAGCGTGACAGTGAGCGTTTTTCCGTCTCCGGTTACGCTTCCAGTCCCCGGCGACTTTTGCCGTGTGGCAAACCCTGGAATGCCGCGAACGCCGCCTAGCTGCCGCGCCCCTGCCGCGAATCCGCCCTTGGCGAATCCTACCAGCTTGATTTCCTTCGTCCCATATTTCACGGCGTTCTTGAAATCGACACAAATCAGCATTTCGCGAGGCTTTCTAACGAATCTTTGTTTTCGGTGAAGCTCGCCGCCGTCAAACATTCCGACCGAATAACGACGATCCGTTTTCCCATGCGTATTCAGGACGCTTGCCGCTTCGGAATACTTGCCGCTCTTCACAAGCCTTGAGAATTTCGCCGCGACTCCCGGCCCGGCCTTTGCGTCGTTTTTCAGCCAATCATACGCGCCGCCAACCGACCCGTAAGTCATGGACAAACGCATTAAAATCTTTACCTGTAATTCCTTCCCGGAAGAGGAAGTCTTTCCGACAGGCCGCGTGTTGAATGCCAGATCGGCAGCAAAGAGACGCATTTGCGCGGGCAATACTTCGCGGACGGTCGATCCCGCCGCGTCTGCAAGTTTCTGAATGGATGAATCCAGTTCGGAAATATCCGAGAAACGTAATGTCACGTCGCCGTTGCTCATTCGTTGCGCCTTTCTGGTTCCACAAGAACAATCGTTATTGCGATCCGTCCTTTCCTGATCGAATTCGGCTCGCTAGAAATTTGCCAGCTTTCGGACCTCGCTAAAACGGTCATGCCCGATTTAAGCGCCCCCGTGTAAGCGTCGGCGGGAAACTTCACGACAAGCGTTCGCTCGTTATCCGTCGCCGCGATCCCGAGCGCGTTGCTCGATTCGGTTTCATCTTCAATCGCCTGGATCTTCGTTGACCCGATGGTGATTTCTTCCGATCCCATCGTTGCGAGGGATTTCTTGAACGCCGTTAGGAGGAAGGTTTGAACACTCATTTTCAGGATCTAAAGAAAACGGCCCGCCCTCGCGAAAGGACGGGCCGCTTATGGATTCCAACAAACAACCCGGAGAAATTAGAACCTCACCGTGCCGGTTGCGTTGACACCCGCCGCAGTGGTTCCGCCAGCGCCGCGAGTCGTCTTGAAACGGACGTAACGCGGGCAATCGGAAGGAATGCGGAAACGAACGGTCGTCGCCGGAATACCAACACCGCCAGCGCCCGTCACGTTTTTCGTAAGGGTTTGGTCAATGGTGGCAAAGTTGGAAGCCGACGAGGTTTCCAGAATCAGACTCACAACAGAGGCGTCGGGAATGATGCCGGTTGCAAGCGCCGGAATGGACAATTCAAACTCGATGGATTCGGGCTTGTGAACATCCGCGCCGAGGTCAATCGCGGTGCTGTTGGTCGAGGCCGAGGCCGCGCCCATGGCGAACGGAACTGGATTTACCAGAACGTCCTGAATGTTTCGTGAATTTTCGTTTGGCATGGTGTGCTAATGGATGATTTTGTTTTTCGATGCGGCGGAAGATTAGGCTTCTTCCTTTTCCTTTTCCTCGATGGCGGAAACCAGATCGGCCTTGCTCATTCCGGAAGTGTCAATGCCGAGAAGTTCGGCCTTGCTGACAAGCTCTTGCTTGCTGAATGCAGACAACGGCTTGCCGTCCGCTTCGGTGGCGATGGCGACGCAAGCGCCGATTTCGGCAGTGTCGGTGACTTTGCATCCGCCGACGACAAGCAACGGCTTGCCATCCTCGCCGCCAGTCGCAAGGCCGATGTCAACGGTCTTGTCGGCGTTGACTTTGAGAACGTCGAAAACTAGCGAGCGACCGTCTTCCGGGTAATAAGTGACTTGTTTCATGATGCGAATTTGATGATTTGATTTTTGATTTTTGAGAGGGTGCCCGTCGTTCGTTCGGGCCGGTCGATCAATGAATCCCTATGGGATGATTTTTTTACGCTTCGATAGCGTCGGTGTTGAGGATGGCGTCGGTTGCGATAATCGGAATGTTATCGTAATGCGTCGGCATGGGCGCGGTGGTGGTTTGCTTGCCGTTCGGATCTCCACCAGCGCCGCCGTTGAGAACAACCGTCATGGACAGTTGATATTGCTCGCGGGAGCGGCGCGACATGAAGATTGCGTCCGGACGATAGCCAACCGGGAAGCTATTGACGAGCCTTGCAAGCAAGGTGCCGGTCAATCCCTTGCCGGAATCGGCTGTCAGGTTGGCAATCCGACGAATGCAATTCACGTTGCCGATTTGCAGGCCGATCCATCCAATCAGATCGGCGACGCGACCTGGAAGCGGATTGCTGGAAGCGTCGTAAATCGTTTCGTCGCGGAAGTCACCCAAGCGGGGAACTTGACCGTTGCCGCCTACAAGAGTCACGTCTTGCTTGCCGAATTTCACGGCGTAAACGCTCGACGCGGTGCTTGCGGTGGTTCCGGTTGCATTGATTACAGATCCATCGGCGACGCCAGCGGTGAACGGCAGCGCGGCCTTGATGCCTGGAAAACCCTTGGCATCGGCGCTGATGCCATACCAGATTTGCGAACCGAGCTTGATAAGCGACTGGCGGAAAGTGCCGAGTGCTTCGACCATTTCCCAAGCTTCCATTCCTTCGTCGTATGCCATGGCAACGGCGCGGTCGGCCTCGACGCGACCGCCGAAAATGTAAGCCTCAACAAGCTTGCGGACGAACTCGCTTTTCGTGGCAGTGACGCCAGCGTTTGCGAGACGGAAACCGACACTTGGGAAAGAAACCCGTGTGACGGTGGGATATGAAGTGCCGTTGATCGTCCGGAAAGGAAAGACTTCGGCTTCCGGTGCGGAAGTCAAAACCTCTTCAATCAAGCCGACTTCCTTGTCAGCTCCATTGAGCTTGGCAACGTCGAGTAGTGTGATGCGTGGCATGGTCTTATTCTATTTTTTGCGGTTTTGTGAGAACGATGAAACGTTATTTCTTGCGGGATTCGGCTTGCGACTTGTGGATCGCGGTTGCTTTCGCAAGACCAGTCAGACCGGCGATTTCTTGCTTGCCCTCGTCATCCTTGCCGGATTCCGGAAGCGGATTTCCGCCAAGGCCAGCGAAGCGGGCGGAAGCGGCGGTTTCAACGTCGGCGTCGAACGTGGCGAGCTTTCCGTTGGCGACTTCAAGCGCGGTGTTCGCGGTGGTAAGCGAGGCTTCGGAAGTCTCAAGAGCGGTTGCCGCTTCGTCGCGTTCCGTAGTCATCGCTTCAAGATCCGTTTGAGCGGTTTGAAGTTGTTCTTTCAGCGTGACGATTTCGGCGTCTCTTGCCGACAAGTCGCCTTGAAGGGTGGCGATTTGCCCTTCCAGTTTTCCGATTTCTTCCTTTGCGGAAGCGTTGGTGTAAAACAATTTCATTGGCGGTTACGGTTTGTATTTCATGCGGATTACAATTTGATGCGGTGAGAGGTTGCTAGCTTAACGTTTCCTTACTTTCAAGAACAAAAGACAGAATTTCAATCGTCGGTTTCAGGGTCTAGCCCGTTTTCCTCGTCATCTTCCGGAGGCTCGCAAAGCAGAATGACGGCGTCCCGAGCTTCCGCCCTGGTTGCGATGGCGTCCGCCAATCCGAGTTCTAGCGCCCTGTCGCCCGAATACCATCCGGCGCGGAAAACTTCCGGGTCGAGCATCGCGCCCGCATTCGTCCGCCCTTCGGTGACGTGATTGCGGAACGCCTCGCCAGCCGAATTGATCGACTCTTGTAGGAACTCCAATTGCGTTTCATCCGGTTCCAAGTGAAACGTGCTTTTGAGGTCCGCGCCCTCACTGACAAGAGCCTTGAAAGTGATTCCCATGTCCGCCCAAAACTTGTCGCAATCGGCCCATGAAATGATTGCGCCGATGTTGCCGATTGTAGCGGACGGCGACACGATGATTTGATTCATCCCGGAGACGAGCCAATACGCGGCGGAACATGCCATGCCAGCGCAAAAACCAGCGGTCGGAATGCCAAGCCCTGAAATCGCTTGCCCGGCCTCAATGACACCGGCAACCGTTCCGCCTGGAGAATCGACGTGATACATGACGCCTTTTGCGCCTTGTGCTTTCGCGTCTAACGATTCGGCAATGATCGTGTTGTAACGCGTCGCAAGCCCGAGGTATTCGTAAATCGGCGGGCACTTGAAAAGCAACGCGCCCCGGATCTCGATATGAGCGACGGCGTCCGCGTCCATGTGCATCGGCTTGCGGAGCGTGTAGAATTGTTCCCAATACGAATCGGCCCGCTCTTCCGTTGCCGATTTTTCGGCAGCTTCCAGAGCGGAAAGAGCATAGTCTTGAACGGCGTCCGGTCGGATCATCCATTGATGCGAGCGGATACTTGAAAGCATCCGGAGTTGAGCCGTTGAGGCGTTGACGGTTTTCATGATTGTGCGGCGTTGTCGGGTGCTGAAACAAAGTTAGGATCGGGCATTTCGTTAGGCGTGAGCATGTAGAACAAACGACGGTCGATCTCGATTCCGCGTTTCTCTTCCTCCGCAAGAATGCGCTCTTCGCGGTTGAAAACCTCGTCAATGCGTTCCATGTCGAAAGCCTCGATGTCGCCGCCGCCCTCTTCCGCAATGATGCCGGTGCGGTTGCGCAGACCGATCTTGTAATCTTCCCGGCGCTGTTGAGCGTCGCGGCCTGGATCAATCGAAAACTTGCGCGGCATGACGAATCCGAGTTTCCACCAATCGGCGGGATTTTTCGGACGCGGGAGAATCCCGATGTTCATTGCGACGGCGACGGCGTAACGGATCTCGAAAAGGGCCGGTGACTTGATAACGTCTTGCCGATCCTCGACGGATGCGCGGGCGCGTTCCTGGATGTTCCGGACAAGCGCGGAGTTCACGCCTTCCGACTTCCAGAAAAGCTCATAAGGCCAGTTGACGGCGGCAGCGTGAGTGCGAATGACGCGGTCTTGAAACCGATCCCACATGTCGCCCGGCGTGTTGTTCTCGACGGCTTCCAGCTTCCCGCCTGAATTGCTCCGGAAGTATTTAATCATTCCGCCTGCAAGAGATTCGACTGTCGGCGCTGCCGATGTCGTCGCGGTTGCGTTACGTCCAACGGTAACGGACGGGTCCGTTAGATCCGGCCCGCCAGTTTCGTTGTATTCAACTAACGCGTAACTCGCCCGGATGTTCTGATTCATTTGCTCGCGTTCCGTCGCGGTCAACGATCCGTAAATCAACTTGATGGCCGCAGATCCGGACGGAATACCGCGAACCTGATCGTGCCAGCGAGGATCGAAAACGTGAATGCAACGATCCGCTTCAAGGTCAACGTCTTCGGCGGGAGTGTCGCCAAGAACTCGATATGCCATCGCCCGGTTGAACTTGTCCCGAATGACGCCGTGCGAAATCCGCAAGCCTTTATATTTCCCATCGGTAACGATGGTGTATCCGCTTTGCCCTTGCGACGTGACACCCGATTGACGCTGGCCAATCCGGTTGACGGAAATACGTTGTGTCAGCGGGTATCCGCTAGCCGCTTTCGTTAGGTAAATCAGAAAGTCGCCGTCCCGGTCGATTGCGACGCTGTCGAGCCAAAGCCGGGTTTTGAAATCCCATGCCCGGCCTTTCACGTCGCAGTTGCCATACCACTGATTTTTCAACCAGTCGATTGCGAGCTTTCCCCATTCGCGATCCTCGCCCCAAAAATTCGGGTCCCATGCGCGGCCAATCGCGTTGTCCGCTTTTTGAACCATCGGCGTTGACCACGGCCCGAAGTTTTCAAACAAGCGCCGCGATCCGGAAACAATAAATTGCCGGTCGAGGTCCGGAATCAGTTTCTCGAAATCCTCTTTGAAATTCCTTTGCGGAGGAATCCCGCGATCATTCCTGGAAGCCGCGCTTGCGAAGTTTTGAGGCGTCGCGATGCTGGTTGGCATCACTTCAAATGGGTTGCCGAATTGGTCGAGGATGGCCATGTTAAACGATTCTTCCGTAGGTGCGAGACGATGGAGTTAGCCCGGCGTCGAGGTATTGCAACGCGTCGTCAAGGACTTCAAACCAATCCTTGTTTGTCATGACGCCGCCGCCTAACGACTTCGCGAAAGACACGCCGTTGCCGCTTCCGCTCAAGATGTCGCCGCCCTTATTTTCCGCCAAGTCCGCCAAGGCTTCCGCCTTCCAGTCCTGGAGTTGCTTCCGGTTGGATGCGGATTCAGCGCCATAACGGCGCAACCTTGCAACAAACGTGATCCCTGGATGCGCCATGATTCCGAGAATTAGGGAGCCTGCTTGATGATGTCGGAAACCGGGATGACGTAGGTTTCCCCGCCTTGCAGCGTGGCCTTGTCGCCGTCGATTTGCACAAGGTAAATCGGGCCGATCTCTTTGCCGTCCACTTTCGCGAAAACGTTAGTGCCAGCCTTGGGAGTGAATTCGGATTTTGTCGCCATGAGCGGAGCAAATCTTGATTATCCGGAAAAGTCAATCTTCAATCTCGATACGAATCACGCCCCGGATCGTCTCCATGACAATTTGCATGACCTCGCAATCCCATTCGTGGTTATCGTAATGGTCCTTGATCTTGCTCCAGCGATACACGCCCGGCGAAATCTCGCGCTTGACCTCCGCTTTCATTTGCTCGCGATAATCCTTCGACACGTCAACGGGAATCCCGAAGTGACCGTCTGGCAATCCCATTTGACCGACAAGCGCGTCTTTCGCCCGGAGGTTTGAAAACCGGATCGTCCGGAATCGGATTTGCGAACTCGTCGTTCCGTTCTGGTATTTTGAGAAGATTTTCCAAACGATTTTCGGGCGCTTTGAAGTGCCGATGTCGTATCGGTATCCCTTGGCCTGATCCTCGCCGATTAGGATCATCCACCATCCGGCAACGTCCGGCCCGCAGTGAAGCCGCACTTGCTTGACGACCTCGTCAATCTCATACCGACCGTCAATCGCAACGTCCGGATTCTCGACGCCGAATCGGTCTTGAAGCTCAAACAAGCCTTGCCACGTCGTCACCTTACCTTCCCACAAAAGACGGCTTGCGCCTCCGATCTTGAACGCCCGGATGACAACCCAAAAGTGCCCCTTTTGAACGTCAATCGTCATGAACCGATAATGCTCGCCGTCCCACTTTTCGCCATTGTGGAACGCCTGCTTTCCGTAAGCCTCGCCGCCAGTCGTTAGCGTCGGCGCGTCGCTAGGCTCTTCCCAAAATTGCCCGAGGTCTTTGTTGATGAATTGTTTCAGCGGTTCCAAGTTCCCGCGCTTGGCCTGGTCATTGGCGATGATCCAAAGCTTCATGACAGACGCCCAAGTTTTCGTCCATACCGTCATGAACGTCCAAGAGAACGTGACGCGATCCGGGAAATGTTTGTTGCCGTTCCAGACGGGTTTGCACTTCGACCATTTGCGCCGGTTTGAATCCGTGTCAGCGAACTCTTCACCGCAGGCCGGGCACTTGTAACGGATGCTCGCAAAGATTGCTGGCCAGTCGTAATCGCCGGATTCATCCCTAACGATTGTCCGCTTCAAGTCGTCCATGACAACCGGATTCCATTCCTTGCATTCCGGGCATTGATGGTGTCCGTCATGCCACTTGCCATTTTTGCAAAACTCGTGCCATTCGGTTCCCTCGTTGCCGCCCTGGGACTGCAAGAGCATCTTCCGATTCAGCCGGTCATGGTGCCGCTTGAGGAATTCACCGATCATCCCGTTGACCCACTTCCAGACCTCGTCACCGAAACAGTAACGCATGGACTTTTCTTGAGTGTTCGACTCGTTAGCTCCGCCCGTAAACATGGACATATGACGGAAGATGATCGACGTTTTCTTTGCGTCGTTCCGATCCTTGCCGGACGGAATGAAAATCTTTGTCCATGGCGATTTCCGAAGGACTTTCAAAAGCCGCGATTCCATCCAGTCTTTTACGAGCTTGTCGTTTTGCCCGAGCATGAGCAAGTCACCCGGATCTTGCGCGATGGCGTAGGATGCGCAGACCTCGAAAATTGTTGTCTTGCCGAATCCGGTAACGGCGATGTTCGCAATTTCCTTGATGCGAGGATCTTTGAACGCGTTCAAAACGAACTCATGCGCCGGGACAACCGACAAGTCGTATTTCGCGCCATACTGCGAACCGGCCAAGTAAACGTTTCTTGTCGCCAATTCCGAAAGCGGCAACCGATCCGGAGGCTTGACGCCGGACAGGAAGCCGGCTTTCCACGGCCTGCTTTCCTTTTCCTTTTCCGCGATCATTCCGTTTTCCCTTCCTCGCTTTCGGCGAGTGCCGTTAGGATTCCGAAAGAGTAATCCTCGCACTTGGCGACGGCGTCGGGATAGTCGAGGCCGACCAGCATTTGCGGAAGCTCCGCAGGAATTTTCAGGACAAGCGCCTTGATCGTTTGCCCGGTTGCCATGCCCTCGCGAATCTGACTTTCCTTCGTGACGTAGTGCCCTTGCTCGCGAAGTGATTTCAACACGTCCCGGACGCCAGCGATTTGCATTCGGATCGTCCTCGCCCCTTCATAGTCCCGAGCCTTGAGAAGCTTCCTTTGGAGTTGCTTTAATTCGTGTTCAATGTCGAGGTGATCCGTTGCCGGTGGTTCCGGTGGTTCATCGCCTGCAAGGGGCGGCGTGTTTTCTGGCGGCGTATCCTCGACAGCGGGTTTGCGTTTTCGCGGTGCCCGTTCCTGGTTGCGAAACTTCTTTTCCAGTGCAACCGGATCGTCCAACGGATACCCTTTCGACCTCCACACTTTCACGCATTTTTCCGTGACGACACGGTCAAGCGCAACCGTCAATCGGGCCGCAATTGCTCTTAATGATTTGTCGCTAGGCTTGCCCGCCATGATTCATTTCCGTGCCAATGTTCGGACCTAGTTAAATTTTCACGAATTCACACGTTTTGACCGAGAGGGGAGACACC